TTGTTTTTTTTTTTTTTTTTTTTTTTTTGTGTTTTAAAGGAAAAGAGAAAAATTTCATTTCAGAAAAAATCTCAAACTGTTATAATGGGTCAAGAAAGTAGAAGTCACCTTTCGGTCCTGGTCGTGTTGGCCATTGTCTTTGTTTCTCTGACTCTGTTCGGTCGGTCATGTCGTATCGCCTGACGTGAAGTTCAATCATTGTCGGGAACTCAGCATTTTCGAGCTGGTCTAGCGTTTCATACATGTTAGCGCGAACCATCCACTTGAGTGCTTTCCACTTAACTTTAACTTCCTTCTCAATCACCAGTTTATGATGAATGTATTTGCAAAGGTCGTAGAAGCGTTGTGAGCATCCGAGTGACGCCGAAGCGAGTCCAACTGCTGATGCAGCTAGTCTGCCTAGGTCTTGTGGTCGTTCAGGGAAGAAGAGGTGCCTGAGTAGGTCCTCATCAGTACGGTATGCTAGTCCATTGTTATTGAAGTAACCAAGGACGAACATGCCTGATAGCTTGTCCTGAATCATTGACTTTTTAACGTTCAGCTTAGCGTTGAAGTAGAATTTGGCGCTCTGTTCGAGCATGTCCAAAAACTGCGGTCCATAGATCTGGAACATTCTCTCAAAGAATCCGAGTATTGAATCGTCTCCTTGAAATCGTGCCCAAAACTGTTTTGAGTGGACGTTGACGCCGAGGGATAGTAAGCAAGTGTAAATCATGATTGCATTTGCGAAACTGTCCATCAGTTGTGTTTGCTGAAAGCCTGATCCGAAGCCATTCCAATTCCATTTCCAAACTTGCCCGTTGGGTAGTTGGATCGGAGTGTCGGTAATAGCATTGCACATCCATTCCCATAGATTTTCCATTTTCCATGAGTTGTCGTATTGCCTGTTAGGATATTCTGAGGTTGGCTCGTATTGCGAAAAATCGAAGTAGGAACGCCAAAGCTTGTGAACTACTTTAATGAGTTGATGAAGCAATCGTTTGTCAAATTGGCTCCAATCTACTCCAAGTATTGTGCTTGGTGGTCCGTTCTTCAATGCTTGCTGAAAGAGTTTCCTCCATCCTGCGCGGTTCATCTCGTTTCCCCAGAGAAGCCTGCCCTTGTTGGTGTTAAGGTAGGTCGCCTGTAAAGGCCAAATGAACATGAGTTCGGCGTGAAGTAAGAGTTTAGGGGCTCCAAAGACAGCGCGAATTTTGTCTG